TGCCATCAAAAATTGCACATAAGGTAATAACTGTTGATACTTTTGCTGAAGCAGAGCGAGAAATAAAAGAAGGAATATATGAAGGTTTAAATGAGCTAGCTAATGATGGAATACCTCAAAAATATAGAACGAGTGATAGAGAATACCAATCAAGTTTGGACTCCACCACCGAAACTAAAGATTAGCGATTGGGCTGATCGTTACAGACGTTTATCTCCTGAGTCATCAGCAGAAGCAGGTGTTTGGCGTACAGATCGTGCACCATATCAAAGAGAAATCATGGATTCTTTCAATGATCCCCATATACAAAGAATAGTTTTTATGAAATCTGCTCAGGTTGGAGCTACTGAGATTCTTTTGAATGTTATTGGTTATTACATAGACCAAGACCCAGCACCTATGTTAATAATGCAACCAACCCTTCAGATGGGTCAGGCATTTAGCAAGGATAGATTGGCTACTATGATTCGTGATTCTGAAAAGATAAGAGATTGTGTTAAAGACCCTAGAAGTAGAGATAGTGGTAATACAGTTTTATCCAAAAAGTTTGCAGGCGGTAATTTAACTATAACGGGCAGCAACAGTGCAAGCTCTCTCGCTTCACGCCCTATAAGAATAGTTTTGGCTGATGAGGTTGACAGATACGAAGCATCTGCTGGCTCTGAAGGAGACCCAATATCACTTGCAACCAAAAGAACAACAACTTTTTGGAATAAAAAGATATATATGTGTTCCACCCCTACAATTAAAGGTATTTCACGAATTGAGACAGCTTTTGAGGAATCAGACAAGCGTTACTATCATGTTCCATGCCCAGAATGTAACCATAAACAGGTTTTAAAATGGAAAAATGTAATCTGGGAAGAAAATCAACCAGAAACTGCTTCTTACGCCTGTGATGAGTGTGGATCAATGATAGATGAGTCAAAAAAACAATGGATGTTAAAGCATGGTGAATGGATCGCAACAGCCAAGAAATCAAATACAGCAGGATTTCATATATCTGAACTTTATTCTGTTTGGTCTACATGGGCTGAAATGGCGATAGCCTTTCTTGAAGCCAAAAAACAACCAGAAATGTTAAAAACTTGGATTAATACTGCTTTGGGAGAGTCATGGGAAGAACAAGGCGATGCTGTTGAATATGAAAGCTTATTAGAAAGAAGATTGAATTATGATTACACCACGATTCCAGAAGATGTGCTGATCTTAACTGCTGGTGTTGATACTCAAAAAGATCGTTTGGAGTTGCAGTTAGTTGGTTGGGGTAAAAATTATGAAGCTTGGGTGTGTGATTTTAAGATTTTTTGGGGCGATCCAAACGCTATAAATGTTTGGTCTGATCTTGATTCTTATTTAAAGAAAAGATTTAAAACTGAGTCAGAAAGATTAATACCTATATCATGTTGCACAATTGATTCAGGCGGACATCATACCAATATGGTTTACCACTTTACCAAACCGAGACAAGCAAGAAGAATATTTGCTATTAAAGGTTTATCTCAAACTGGTAAACCAATAGCCAATAGACCAACTTTTGTAGGTAAAAATAAAGCGGTTTTATATGGTGTAGGAGTAGACACAGCGAAAGAAGCTATTTTATCAAGATTGACAGCGGACTTTGAGTCAACCACCTTGCATTTTTGCTCAGACCTTGATGAAGAATACTTCAAACAGCTTACAGCAGAAAAAAGAGTAACAAAATTTGTTAAAGGTAGAAAAACAATGGTCTGGAAACAAATTAGACCAAGAAATGAAGCATTAGATACTTTGGTTTATAATTTTGCAGCAATCTACATTCTAAACCCTAATTTTGATGTTATTGAAGAAAAAATATTAACTCAACAAGAAAGTCCTAAAGAAAAACCACAAAATAGACCACAAAAAGGCATAAATAGAAAGAATTTTGCTACTTCTTGGAAGTAAAACAAATTTATCTTAAAATATTGACATTATCATAAAAAACCTTAGTGTTATGTTTAGATATATCTAAAACATTTATGAGGTTTTTGCTTGAGCAACGCTTTTGATTCAACAAATTATCCAAACCAAGTTCCAGTTGAGTTACAACTAGGAGATTTCTGGGCTTGGAAAAGAGAGGATTTATCACAGGATTATCCTGTTGCTGACTACTCTTTATCTTATGAATTTAATTTAGTTGATGGTGCTACAGTTGCAAACTTTACTTTAACTGCAACTGAATCTGATGATAACTATATTATCGAAGAATCAAGCACAGCTTCTTACACAAAAGGAAACTATAACTGGGTTTCATACATCACCAGATCATCTGACTCTGCAAGAGTTAAATTAGAAGAAGGTTTTGTTGAGATACAGGATAACTATGCAACAACTTCTGCTTCAGTTAGAAGTCATGCAAAGATTGTTTTAGATGCGATTGAAGCGGTCATAGAAAACAGAGCCACAATGGATCAGAGCTCTATGTCTATTGCTGGAAGGTCTTTATCAAGACTTTCAATAGATGAGTTATTAACTTTTAGAGATAGATACAAGGCTGAATATCTTAAAGAAGTTAAACAATTAAGAATTAAAAATAAAAGAGGATCAGGAAATACGATCAAAGTTAATTTTGGTCGTACTACTGGCACTACACCTAAGAGCGACATAGTATAATGGCTTGGTATAACAGAATCATTGGTGGCGATACACCAAAGCAAAAAAAGAGAAAGGCTTATAGAAGAAGTTATACTGGGGCTAACACTGGCAGATTATTTGCAGATTTTGTAACCACATCTACAAGTGCCGATGCTGAAATAAAAGATAACATACGAATCCTAAGAGATAGGGCAAGAGAGTTAGCTAGAAACGATAGCTACATTGCTAGATACCTCAATCTAATGGTATCTAATGTTATCGGCAAGCATGGCATAAGAGTTTCCAGCAAAGGTCGAGATGACAATGGTTCATTAGACATTGCTGGAAACCAGCTCATTGAGTCTGCTTGGAAAGATTGGTGTCAAGTTGGTAATTGCACAACCAATGGCAGATTGTCATTCTTAGATTGTCAAAAAATATTTATAGAATCACTAGCAAGAGATGGTGAGGTTTTAATTAGAAAAATAAAAAACCCAAATTCTCCTTTTGGCTTTCAGCTACAGTTTTTAGAATCAGATCATTTAGACGAAAACAAAAATGATGTTTATAAACAAACTGGCAACAAAGTTAAAATGGGTGTTGAGGTAGATAAATATGATAAGCCAGTAGCCTATCATTTATACAAAGATCATCCGTACAACAGAAATTATTTAAGTCAAAACCAACATATTAGAGTTCCTGCTGATGAAATTATTCATGCTTATATGCCACAAAGGGCAGAGCAGACCAGAGGTGTTTCTATGATTGCAACTGCCATGGCAAACGTGAAGATGCTAAATGGCTATCTTGAAGCTGAAATAGTTGCAGCAAGGGTCGGTGCATCTAAAATGGGCTTCTTCACCTCACCAGATGGCGATGGTTACGTTGGTGATGGTGAGTATGAAGATACCTTCAACCCAACAATGAACGCTCAAGCAGGGGTCTTTGAGCAGCTTCCAGCAGGCATGGATTTTAAAGCATTTGACCCAAGCCACCCAACATCCGCTTTTGATTCTTTTACCACTAGTGTATTAAGAAGCATTGCATCAGGATTAAATATTTCCTATCACTCATTATCTAATGATTTAACTTCAGTAAACTATTCTTCTATTAGGCAAGGAGCTTTGGAAGATAGAAGTATGTATCAGATATATCAACAGTTTGTTATTGAGCATTTTGTGAATCCAGTCTTTAAGTCTTGGTTAGAAATGGCTATTTCTGTTGGTTATATTAATTTACCGATTGCTAAGTTTGATAAATTTGCTAATGCAATTAATTACATACCAAGAAGTTTTGCTTGGATTGATCCATTAAAAGAAATGCAAGCCAATGTTATTGGTTTACAAAATGGAACATTAACTTATGCTGATATTAGCAGCTCATATGGAAGAGATACTGAAGAATTGTTTGAGCAACATCAAAAAGAAATTGAGTTAGCAAAACAATATGATATTGAATTAGCTTATCAGCCATTTGGTCAGAAGTTACCAGTGGAAGCTAAGATACAGGGTGGCGAAGAAGAAGATGGCTAGACCAAATGCAGGTATGAAGTCAGAAGCTCAAAAAGGCTTAGACTGGCGTGAAGAATTTGGTAGAGGTGGAACTAGAGTTGGTGCTGTAAGAGCAAGACAAATAGTTGCTGGTGAGAATTTATCAGATGAGACCATCAAAAGAATGTACAGCTTCTTCTCCAGACATGAAGTTGATAAACAAGCAGAAGGATTCAGTGCTGGCGAAGAAGGTTATCCTTCTAATGGCAGAATTGCATGGGCTCTCTGGGGTGGTGATGCGGGCTATAGCTGGTCAAAAAGATTGTTGGAACAAATGAAAAAAGAAGATGATAGAGCAGCTCCAGATGCATTAAGTTTAGGAGATTTTGTAAGCTGGGATAGTGCTGGTGGCAGAGCCAGAGGAAAGATCATCAAGATTGAAAGAGATGGCAAGATTAATATCCCAAATAGCGAGCTAACAATTACTGGAACTCCAGATGATCCTGCTGCATTAATACAAATTTATAGAAGTGGTGAACCTACTGATACCGAAGTGGGTCATAAGTTCAGCACATTAACCAAGATTAATCCCATAAGGGATTTTAACGATTTCAATTCTAATGAATTGGAAATACATCCAGTAGAAAATACTGAGGAGAAAACTATGCAAAAAGAAGATAGACATATCCTCAGCGTTTCTGAAACTGATAACTCTGTTATCGTTGAGTTTGAGAAACATGAGGATGTAGAAGAGGGTGAAGAAGTGGAAATGGCTGAGGAAGTTTCTATGATGAATCAAGATGAGGAAGAAAGAAAAGTATTACATATGCCTATGAAATATAGGACAGTTGATCTTTCCAGAGCTTCTCATATTGATGAAGAAAATCGTAGAGTCAGAGTTGGCGTTTCTTCTGAAGAACCTGTTGAAAGAAGTTTTGGCATGGAAGTGCTGGGACATTCTGAAGGTGATATAAACATGGAGTTTATTTCATCTGGAAGAGCACCTCTTCTCTTGGATCATGACATGACCAAGCAAATAGGTGTAATTGAAGAATTCAAACTTGATGAGACTGCGAAAAGGACAATTGCAGTAGTTAGATTTGGTAAATCTGCTTTAGCTCAAGAAGTTTTTGAAGATGTCAAAGATGGTATTCGCATGAATATCTCTGTAGGCTACAGAATAGATAAACTGGAGCGTATACAACGTGATGGCGAGGATTATTACAAAGCAAATTGGACTCCAATGGAAGTTTCTTCTGTTAGCGTTCCTGCTGATCAATCCAGACTTGTAGGCGTTGGTCGTTCTAAAAATAAACAAACTAAAACTCAAATAGAGGTAATTAAAATGACTGAAGAAGTTAAAAATGAGATTAACCTTGATGAAGTTAGAGCTCAAAGTGCTGACGAAGCAAAAGCTGAATTCAAAAGAAATTCAAAAGAGATCATTGATCTTGCTGTAAAGCACAATAAAAGAGACCTAGCTGACAAGGCTATTCAAGAAGGTGTATCTGTTGAAGAGTTCAGAGGAATATTATTGGAAAACATTTCTAATAACACTCCACTTGAAACTCCTTCTGAAATTGGAATGACACCAAAAGAAGTTAGAAGATTTAGTTTAGTAAAAGCTATTAACGCTCTTGCTAATCCTTCTGACAGAAATGCACAGCGAGCTGCTGAATTCGAATTCGAATGTTCAGAGCAAGCTGCTAGAGAATATGGCAAAGTAGCACAAGGAATTATGCTTCCTGCTGATGTTCTTCGTAACTGGACTAGAGACCTGAACACAAGTGATGACTCTACTCTTATCGCTGAAGATTACAAAGGCGGAGATTTCATAGACGTTCTAAGAAACTCTTCTTCTGTAATGCAAGCTGGTGCAACTATGCTTCGTGGATTACAAGGCAACGTGGTTATTCCTAAGAAAACTGCTGCTGCTTCTGCTGGCTGGATCGCTACTGAAGGTGGAGACTCTGCTGAGTCTGAATTCACCTCAGGATCAGTAACTATGTCTCCTAAAGTTATCGGTGCTCACACTGATGCTTCAAGATTGATGCTTCAACAATCTTCATTAGATATTGAAAACTTAATCAGAGACGACCTAACACAATCTATTGCTCTTGCAATTGATTTAGGTGCTTTAGCTGGTTCTGGTACAAGTGGTCAACCTACTGGTATTGCTAATACTTCTGGTATCAACACAACAACTTTTGCTGCTGCAAATCCAACATTTGCTGAGATTGTAGCTATGGAAAGTGCTGTTGCTGCTGATAATGCATTGTCTGGTTCATTGTCTTACATTTGTAAGCCAGCAGACTATGGAACATTGAAAACAACAAGCAAGGACACAGGTTCTGGTATGTTCGTTGTTGAGCCTGATGGAAGAATGAATGGCTACAATGTTGTTAGAAGTAATCAAGTAACTTCAGGTGATTTCTACTTTGGAAACTTTGCTGACTTGTTAATTGGAATGTATGGTGGATTAGACATTACTGTTGATCCTTATGCACTTTCAAAAGCAGGTGGCGTGAGAATTATTGCTCTACAAACTGTAGACGTAGCAGTTCGTCATGCTGTTAGTTTCTGTAAGTCATCTGACTAATTAGCTGATGCTTAAATGGAATGGTGGGGGCAACCCCACCACCTTAATTATGAAAAAATATAAAATTTTACAAGACACAGTTGCCAATGGATCAAAGGTTCATGCTGGAGATATAGTAGAACTAGATCAACAAACAGGTCATTCATTATGTGGCTATGGCAAGGCAGAAATTCATGTTGAAAAACCAAAGGCGAAACAAGCTGATAGAAGTGTTGGTTTAGAAACATCAGAGGTTAAAGCTCCAAAGAAAAGTGTTTAAAAATAAATCATGCCCATCGAGAGTGCAGCAGATTTTAACTCCTATTTAGACATAAATACAGGTCATGGAGTTACTGCTACATTCTTCGAGGTGCAACAATCATTATGGGATCAAAGAGTTGGTCTCATTGACACTTGGTTTGATATTGATTCAGGAAACTCAACAAATATCAACATCATCATAGATCAAGAATATTTCAACATAGAAGGTGGCACAGTTCCTGTTGCTGGTTATCAACCCAGAGCGATTATCAAAGCTACTGATGCTCCTTATATATCACAAGAAGATAGATTGGTTGTCAATGCAATTACAACCAATCGTGGTAGTGTTTTAAAGCCTGAGACTGCTTTTGTTGTTAGAACAGTAGAGCCTGATAACACAGGCATGGTTTCACTGATATTAGAGGAAGAATAATGTCTCAATATCGCATGGAAACAGAAGAAGATATGATTGCATATTTAGATATAGACTATGGTCATGGCGTATCTGCTGTTTATACAAACAATGGTGCTGACTCTACTATTAAGATTATTCTAAATAATGAATATGTTG